AGCACATACGATTATGATCTTGTTAAAGATGGGAAACGTATAGATGTTAAAACTAAACGTTGTAACACTAAACCTCTGCCCTACTATGAATGTTCTGTCGCACTTCATGGTACAAAGCAAGATTGTGATACGTATGTGTTCGTCAGAGTTTTATCTGATATGAGTAAGGCTTGGATATTGGGTAGTATATCTAAGCAAGATTTTTACGACAGAGCTACCCTATATAGAAAAGGGGACATCGATCAAGACAACGGCTTTGTGTTCAAAGCTGATTGTTATAATCTAAGAATAGATAAGTTGAGTCCTATCCATGCAATTCAAAAGTAAAGTAAAAGCTAAGTTATTTTCGTTAGAAGCCTATCTGAATAAAGATGGCAACGTAGAGATGAACTACGAAGCAGTAAAGCCAGAGGATCTAGAAAGAGAACTTAATTCAGGTCTGCCTATGTATACTGGCACAAGTCAAGTTGCGTCACTGCTTCGTTATTTAAGGAAGATGGGTGATGAGATAATGAACGGTACAAGAAATTATATTTAAGTTTTGCTTTTACCTTTTTTAGCAGATTTGGCAGCGGTTCTCATTGGCTCTGTTGTGTCACCATCCTTGTCAAGATCTAAAAAATCTGGCTTTGCAGCTTTCACACCTGATGCTGCTTTTTGTCTGCCCTCAAACTTTTTAATAGCACCACCTAAATTGTAACCCATACCAAATTTCTTTTGGTCTGTCATCATGCCCATAGCATCTGCAGTTTTAGGTGTCATTGGGTTTTGTTGTTGTCTATTTTTTTGAGCTAGTCCACCCATTTGCATAGGTTTACGTGGACTTGCCATGCCACCCCCATACATTTTAGTTGGTCTTTGTCCATTGTTGTACATCTTCATTTGCTGTCTCCTTTATTGACGTGGTAAATCTATTATTCTTTTGCCATCTTCACTGAATGGCACTTTTAATGGTATCCCTCTTACTCGTTTATCAAACTCTTCTTGAAAAGCAGACTTTATTCTAGGGTCTTGTCTTAATCTTATTTCAGAGTCTATTCTAAATAATTGTCCATCTCCTAAATTTATATCTACGGCTCTGTTATATTCTTCGTAGGTAGCTACACCTTTTGCTAACATCACAGCCATTAAATTGCCAAATCTTATATCTTCTTTAGGATTTAAAGGTTTTCCTGATTTAACCATTTTTAAAAATAACTGTCCTGCTTCTTCATTTAACATAAGTGCTTTAAACATACTATGATTACGCAACCTGTACTGTTGCAGCACAGCTTCTGTTCCAACATATCTAGCTGATACAACACCTCTATTGATAGAATAGAATCTACTTATATAACTTTCAACAGATAGATTTCTAGGGATACCTGTAAAGTTAGCATTTTTTACAGTCCTAAGTGATTCGTTTTCTAAAAACTCTATCATGTTTTTATAAAAATTATATTTCTTTCTTCCTATAATACTGGCAACCAAAGGTCCTTTGTCTTTATCTTGAAAGCCTATTAGCTCTTTCAAAGTTTGTACATCCATATTATATTCAGGAACTAAAGAGTTACCATCTTTACCACCTAAAATTAATCTACCTGTTTTTTCAAAAGTGCTTTTATCTATTTCTGTTATGAGTAAATTCTCTAGTGTTTTATTAACGTTATTTCCGTTAATGCCACTCTTACGCATTGCATCTCTGACTTCGAGTAATCTTGTTTCACCTCCACCTAATAAACTTTGCACTATGTTTTTTGAATCCATTTTTTGTGAAGCGTATCTGTTTACTATTTCTAAAGTTTTTTCTGTGTCTCTTTCTAACTCTTTTACTTGATTTCTTACTTTTCTAAGCTCACTATTTATTTTGGTTTCTGCTCTTGTCTTGGCTGATTTAAAAACATCCTCTCCTATGTTCTGTGGAGCAAATCCTATTTTGTTATCTATTATGTCATCAAAATTAACTAGAGCAATGTTCTTACCCTTTGAGTTTACGCCTTGTAGGTTAGCAGTTATGTTATCTGTCAAGTCTTTTAATTCATTAAAACTTAATTTTTTCTCTTTATATTTATCTATTAACCACTCTGAAGCTTTTAATTGCACAGCTTTTTGCACAGCTTTACCTTCATCTGTATCAACATTTATTCTTGGCACATTAAGTTGATTGTCTAATGTTCCAAATCCTTCGTTTATTTTCTTATTAAAAATAGCACCATCAGCAGAAGGATTCATTTTAGAAATTTTATTAAAGTCAAACCATGTCAAAGGATCTTTTCCATAAATTATACCCACTGGATAATCTCCGTTGGGTTCTGTTCTTTTTCTAGCACCTTTTTTACCGAGACCCAACATATCTGAAACAACAGGATTTTCATAAAATCTTTCCATGTGTCTTTTATACTTAGCGTCTCCTTGTTTTAAAAAGTCTAACGCACTAATTCTTTTACCATCGACTTCAACAAATAATTCTTTTATATCGTTAACAACTCTTTTGCCATCAGGTTCAACTCTTACAACTTTAAATGTTTTAAAAGTATCCATTATAGTTGAAGATAAACCTTCTAATGCTCTTGTTGCTTCTCTATTGTTAGCACTTCTTGATTCGTATGCTAATTTATTTACACTATGTTTTAATTCATTGAGTTGATCAAAGTTTAAATTAATTGTTCGTACGTTGTCAGCTTGACTTAAATAATCTAAAGCTTGTAACTTCGGACTTAATCTTTTGTTAAGAGTGAAACCTGCTTGTCTTGCTTCAGCTAACAAACCATTAACCGTTTCCATTATGGTTTCTTGGTTTGTTCCTTTTCTAATTTGTTCTAATGTTTCATCTCCAACTCCTTCAAGAGCTTTTAAAACTCTTGCTCTTTTAGATTGATTGATGGATGTGTTTGCTATATCTTTAAAATCAATCAAATCTGCATTTTGGAATATGCTTCGTAGTATCAAAGTACCATCAGCTTTAGCACCACGACCTACCTCGTTACCTAATCTATCAACAAAATTTGTGTTATCTAATACTTTATAATTTGTTCTTGATAAGTGGTAACTTTTGTTTTTGTTATTTTCTAAAAGAACAGCAAGTAAATTACCTCCTTTTTCAAAAGCAGGTATAGTTTTTTTCTTGGCTGTTATATCTTTTCTACCTGTAACTTTTTTTGCTAAGAGTAAAGTCTCTTGTAAACTATGTTGACTGTTTATTTTATTTACAGCAGTGGTTACAGAGTTTGCTACTGCCTTTGAAGTATCTGATGTCTTTTTTACTTGTTCAGCTATAGATTTTAAATTAACTTTTTTAACACCAACTTGATACAGACTTTCTAATGCGTCATTAAATTGTAACACAGAATCTTCTCCTATAGCAGGAACTATCTCGGTGTCACCCTTTATAAAAGATTCTACTCTTAATTTAAAATTATCTTCAACGACTTGAATATCTTTTCTTAACTTATCTAACCTAGCTTGTCCGTAAGTTAAAGACTCATTTATGACGTTGTAGAATTGATCTACAACTGCATCATCCATTTTGCTTTTAGGTAGTGTTGCTAATTTTGTTGATATACCTGCTAACTCACTAATCAACTTTTGTTTCTCTTCTACCACACCTTGTAAATTTTCTAGATTAGAAAAGTGTCTTAGATCTTTAGAACTCATGTCTAATCTTTCTGCTTCTTCAAGAGTTTGTAAAATTGTTAAACCTGATAGTCGTGAAAAACTTCTACTGACCAATCTTTCGTCAACACCTGATTTAATTAAATTCTGTTGTAACTCATCGAAATATCTAATACGAGCTAACAGTGCATCTCTGAAATCAGGACTAAATGTGTTTATATTTTCAGCCATTTGTTGTGCTAGATCAAATGTTTTACGTGCGTCTGTAGTTGTTTCACGCCCTATATTATTTTTCATAGCTCTCATGGTAGCTCGAAAGGTTCTTCCTTGACTGTATACCAATCCACTAAACAAACCTATCATCTCAAATATAGCAACATCACCCTCTGTGTTTTCAGCTAACTGCCCTGCCGCTGCAGAACCTACGACCATGTATTTATTTTGACCTGCTACATCTCTCATAAATTTTGGTATGTGTTCAGCGTGTACAATAGCTCTATGACTTATCTTTTCTGCCTTAACTACACTTTCAAGCCTTTGTAATTCTTTTTGAGCAATCACATCCATTTCTTTATTTCTGTATTTGCTTTTAAAGTTTTCAATATCTAATACAGCACTGTCAAGTCTATTTTGACTTGCTAGTATTGCAGGATTTCTACCCTTAACAGCTTCGGTAGCCATTTTAATATCAAATCCTGTAGCTAATTTGCCACCATTAACAAAACCGTTTATTTTTTTACCTATGCTACCTATAACAGGTAATTCAAATACAGGACTAAACATATCTGTTTTACCGATTTGGGTTGCTCTCATCTCACTGTACGCTTTTACCAGTTGATCATCTGTTAAGTTTTTGTTTAATTTTAATTGGTCTTTTTTAAATTTTTCATAGTTTGCAAGTTCACCACCCTTGCCTGTAATACCAACAGCTTTTAGTTTTTGTATTTGAGTCATACCTTTTGTAGGTAAAGCTATTTCTGCTCCAACAGCTATACCTCTACTAGGTAGATTGCTAAAATCTCTTGATAACATATCTGCTGTTGGTAGATCTATTATTACACCCATGTTTGCAAAATGATCTTGTATTAGTGAAGCTTGTTCAGGTAAGAACCTTTCGTAAAATTTATCTCTTTTTGCAGAGTCTTCTATGAAAGTTTCAGGTATGGGATCTGCTATGTCTCCGAACGGTGTGTAAGTTTTATTATATTCTTGGTTGATAACATCGAACACTTCACCAAGTATGAAGGCAGGTGCAGATATAACATCTCTCACACCTCGTTTTAAATAACCTTTAATATTAACAAAATCATTAAAAGCAGGATCAAATACTGCGTCTAAGACACCTTGATCAGCTTTATCCATTCTGTATTTTATAATACCGTAACGACTTCTGGCACTCACACCTTTTTTTATTAGCTTGTCGTTTAGCCTTTTTACATATTCTAGTTTACCCCCTATTGGATCTAAAGGAAACCCTGTTGCTTCTTGTATCTTTTGTGCTATGGGAATACCAAATAGAGTTTCAGCTTTATAACCTTGAGGAGCTTTTGTGTATTTAGCTAATCCTAATTCATAAGGTATAGCAGTGGGTTTATTGTCTTTATCTGCAAATGCAATAGCCTGACCTAAATTTAATTCTTTTATTCTTTCTTCTATAGTTGTCCCTTGAAAAGGTATTACTTTGCCTGCTCCGGGAGCAGTTCCTTCAGGTATATACCCTTTATATGCCATCACTTCATCTTGTATCTCTTTGTTGTTTAACGCTAATACATCTCTAACATCAATAAAGTTAATTAGTTTTCTTTGATCAGTAAAAACTTTTCTGTCAACTTTGTCCTTAACTCCGGGGACAAAAGAAGGTTCATATGTTTCCTCTATCTTTGTGATTGCACTTTCGTCATCATAAGGTCCTTTTGTTAAAGTTTTTCTTTCTGGGAAACCTATTTTTGTTCTTTGTTCTCTAGTTGTATCTACAATACTTTTAAACGCACCTTCTACTTGGGTAGCTAAATCAGATTTTTTTTCTTCTATGGTTGTGGTTAATATTTCTTTTTCAGACATTATTATAAACCTTTTAAATTCCTCTCTCTAAAATCAAATGCTCTTTGCTCCTCTTCTGTAGCTGTTTCATACGTAGCTGAAACTCCCTTAGGTAAAGGACCTGCAAATCTTTTCATAGCTCCTCTAAGTTGGGCGTTAACAAAAGCTCTTGAAGAATAAACTTTTCTAAACAAAGCTCCTGATTTTTGATCTTTTAGCATTTGTCTTGTTTTTAAACCTGCGTGGACTTTGTTTATATCTGAACTTAGTAGTGCGTTATTGTACTTATATATAGTTTGTAGCATGTCTTCTGCTGTTTCTAGAACTGCCAGTTCTACTGATGCAGGAGTAAAAAATCCAAAGTTTAATGCTCTTAATATATTCTCTACGTCTTGGTCAGATATTGTTCTACCTCCTGTTCCACCTTGTATGGCAGCGGCAAGTTGGTAAGCAAGCATAAATTTATGGTACTGTCTCATAGCAAGTTTACGTATAACCTCTGCTGATTTTTCACCTTTTAATGCTTGCCTTGTATCTCTATCTAAATTTTTTACAAAAGAATCAATATCTTTTGCTCCTGATAAATATTTTTTTACATTTTCAAATCTAGCTTTATTTCTTTGTGCAGCTTCATTTTCCTTCTTCATCATCTCTTCATTCGATATTATTGTTGCATCATCTCCTTTTTTAGTTTTACCAAAAAAAGCACCTATACTGTCATATTTTAAAGTAGGATCTTGAAGATTCTCTGCCAATTGATTATCACTTGCTGTAGCAAGGTCGTATACTGTGCCACCTTTAAATAAACTTACAGCACCCTTTCCATATTTCACAGCCGATTGTATTGCACCTGTAACTGTTACAATTACTTCACCCTGTCTTGAACCTATATCAATAGGCACACCATCTTCTGTAAAGTACGTTGCTTTCATACTTGATACTGTTAGTAAAGCGTTTTCAGCCGAACCTGCTTTTGCTCTAATATCTTCTCTTAATTTTTTATTCGTTATAATATTGCCACCATATAATTGATTCATTATACTTATTGTCTCTCTTGACTCATTTCCTGAAAATGCTGAAATTAAGTTCATGGCTTTATCAATATCGTAATCTACAAGTTCAGCAAATTTTCTTTTTATACTTGCTTCTACTTGAGGGTTAAGAGTGCCTACTGGATGATTCTTTGAACTAGGATGTATCAAGGATAAAAATCCATCAAACTGAGTAGCAAATCTATTACCTACTTTTACTCCTCCACCTAACCGAGTTTTACTTAACTCAGCTACAAAGTCTAAAGGAGGTTGATTATCTGCAGGTACGAGTCGCAATTTCTTGCCATCTTTGGTTAATGTTCTAAGTGGCTCACCTTTGTCATCCGTTTTGTACACTACAAATTTTTCTATGTTTCTAGGTATCTGATTGATATTTTTAATCTCGCCCATGACTTGTGATACTGTGTTAATAGTCTCTTCGTATTTTTTAGGAACTCCTTGAGTAGTATAATACAGGCCCATGTCGGTCGGAATTTTTATTACACCAACAGGAATTTCATTTTCACTTACTCCGTTTTTAAGTACAAACTCACTTATTTTTCGATCTTCTACGTCTGCGGCTATGGCTGCTATATTTTCTATTCCTTTTATGTTAGCAATTCCTTTAAATAAATTTCTAACTTTTCTAACAGCGTCAGCTTTATCCATGACTTGCTGTTGAGACATGACGACTGTTCCTTCAATGTCAAGACCTACAGGTTTTCCTCTAAAAAAAGAAAAAAGTTGAGTTGTCAATACACTGCTAACTGTGTTTAATAAATTTTTGTTACTATTTATTTGTTCTAAAAGTCCTTCTTCGTTTTCAAGTCGTCTGTTAAATTCTGCTAAATTTCCAAAACCGTCTTGGTTCTTATAGAATACCATCGGATCAGGATCTGTTTTAAGTTTATTTGTTGTTGGATTTCTGCCCTTAGAAAAATTTATGATAGACGTTATATCTTTGTTTCTTACCACACTATCCATATCTTTTTTTTGATCAATAGCATTGAATTTACTTACACTAGCTTCACCTACTTTTCTTATTCCTAATATAAAACCTTTCTTTGAGTTAATCATTTGATAAGCCTGTTGTTTAGGAACTTCTGTAACTTGATCATCTTGTAAGTTTTTTACTATATACACCACGTTGTCATCAACTATACTTTTTTCGTCTTCGGTTTTAATTATTTGATTTTTAAAATTTCTAGTTACTTTTCGACTGTGTGTAGCAGTTGTTGTGGTATCACCTTCTGCTAGTGGGACAAACACATTTTTTACTTTAGTGCCATACTGCTTGCTTATAGTTTCTCTTAATGTTGGATGTTTAAAACCACTAACATAAACTGGTTTACCTTCAGAGTCTAAACTTGCAACTACTGGCCCTATAGTATAAGCATTATCTTTGTTAATAACATTAAATTGTTTTCTAGTGATTAATGGGCCTGACTCATTTGCAGGGTTTACGAATAACTGATTGGCAAGCCTTTCATCTTTAGGTATTTCTATTAGTTTATCAGAGTTTCCTCTAAAAAATCCCATAATTTCACTACCTGCAGGTAACTTCTCTCCTGCTTTAAGATTTGCAATTCTGCCATCTGCCGTTTTTATAACATTGGTAATTGCAGTTTTAGCCTGTTGTTCAAGCTCTGCTGCTTTAACGGCTTTTTCTCGATCCCTTTTAGATTTTATACCTTTTGATACTGCAAATGCAGTCAATAATAAAGGATTTACCATTTTACATCATCCCTTCTTCGTCTTTTGATTCTTCTACATTCCTTAAAAATCCACCCTCACTATCTGGATCTTCTGCAGGAGCTACAATCATCATGGCACTAGCTTCATTGGCTAAACTTTTTTCTTGTAGTCTAGCTTCTTCATTTATCTCTTCATTCATGGCGTTGAATAATTCAGGGTTACGTTGTTGCATTATAGAAAAGAAAGTTCTGTCTGAAACTCTAGGTTTGTCTTCTTCTTCATTTACAAATAAACGTGGAGTTATACCGTTAGAAAATCCAAGTTGTAAAAGATACATAGCTATAGCAGGTTTTATTAACTCAGCAACATCTGGATTAAATGTACCTTTCATAAAACCTTTAAAAGATAATTGGCTAACAAGCTCTTGAACACTTATACCTGCAGTCATAAGTTTCAACATATCTTCTTGATTGGAGTTTGTCTCTAACTTTTCAACAATAAAATCTATTGCAGCATCAGGATTAGTAAATCTTGGTGGTTTTTCCCACGCCCATTTCCCAAGAGGACCTGTAAGAGAATGACCGGGGGGTGCAGATAGAGCTTTTATTTTATCTAACATCATTGTATTTTACCTATTTAATTTGGAGTTTTTATGCCGCCTTTGCGTAAAGCACCTAACTTGCCTGACACCTTCATATTTGGTGCAGTCACAGAAAATGGCACTCTTTTTTGAGTGTATTCCATAGCCATATTTACTATTTCAGGAACTTTAACAGCGTTTTCTATTATATTATTTGAACCTTGATAAAAACCATTGTATTTTCTAGCCCCTGCCAATTGTTTTGAAGCGAATGTATCTCCTGAAGGTATACTAGGACCTCCGGGGAATCCTCTTCCAGATCTAGGATCTGCTCCTATACCTTGACCAAGCATCCTGTCTACTACGGTTTGAGCTACTCCTGTTCCTATTTTATATGCACCTTGTCCTACAGGATCAGAACCAAACACTCTATCTAAACCTGTAGCAGTGCCTATATCTGTAAATGCCTTTTGTAAAAAACTTCCTTCGTAAAAGGTATTTTTTAAATAAGAAGCACCTGCACTTACGGCAGCAGAAGTAAATAATTTAGTCATCATGTTTCCAAAAATTGCCATTTTATTTTCTCCTAGTCAAATATATTGTCTATTGTTTCTACTATTAAAAAATCGTCAAACTTATCATCATATATATCAGCATTTGCATCAATTGCTGCAGATTGCATTGCTGCATTGTGGGATCTGTCTATATTGTTTTCGCTTGTCTGCATCGCCCACGCAGCCATATCTCTGTATTGTTGCCAAAGATCATTTTGTGCCGTTTCACTTAATTCTAATAAGAGTTGTAAGTTTTGTCTTATTTCTTCATTTTCTGCTGCAGTGTTTTCAGTGTTTATAGTTCTTCTCCAAACAGCAGTAGCCGCATCAATTTGTCTACGCATATTTGCATTGTATTGTTCTCGTGTTGATTCCATGTTTGCGTTAAATTGATCAACAGATATTTCTTGAGACACGTTATACTGCTCAAGTGCTGCTTGTCTATTTTTTTCAGTTGTTTCTACTTGTGCATCTAACTCTGCAAAAAATTGTTCTACGTCAGCTTCTGATTTTGCATTAAATTGACTTGCTGCATTTTCGGCAGCGGCATCACTAAACAAACCACTTACAGTTGTTTGAAAATCAATAACTGCAGCTTGTTGTTCGTTGTTTAAATTTGCTAAATCAATTGCAAGAAAGTTTTTAGCTGTATTTACTGCGGCTGTTTGTCGTGCGTTTAAATTAGCTGTATCCATAGCCGCACTATTTATAGCATTTTGTAGTGTTGCGGCTTGTTTGTTAGACAAATTTTGTAATTGTATTTTTGAATATGCGTTTGCGTCTGCTGTTGCAATGGGTATAGCTGATTCATATATAGCTTGCGTAATCGCTGCTGCGGCCATACTAGAAGATCCTAAACCTCTTTGAGCCATGATAGCTGATGCTTTTCTTACAGCAGGAGATGCCCATGCAGGCAACTCTGTGCCACTTTTTATTCCTTCAAATAATTTACCAAGTTGTACACTAACTAAAGCATCTTCGTCAAGCTCTTCTGTTGCTGCAACGGCTGTAGATGTAGCTGATAATTCACCTTGTTTTACATCTACTTCTGCTTCGTCAGATAACGTGCCTGTTGCTGCTTTTATCTCTACGTTTTGATCTTTTAGTTTACCAACTTTAGATGCAGTGTAAGTGTTGTTTAAATCATCTGATTTTTCAGGTGCTTCTTGTTCATAATCCTCTAAATCAATTTTTCTTGTGTCATCAAATTTATCTATTTCTCCAATTTTGTCACCTAAAGCATAATCTTCATCATCAGGATCAAGTATCTCCTCTTCTTTAACTTCTCGATCTTTTAATTTAAGCTTCTTCTCTTCAGGCAGTTCCGTCATGTCTGCACGTTCTGTTTTCTTTTTAAGAATAGACTTTTTTAAATCTTCTCCAGTCTTTCCTGAAAGATCACTGGTGGTTTCTGTTTCAGTAGTTTCTGTTTCTTGATTTTCTGTTTCTTGATTTTCTGTTTGTTCAGCCACTATCTAGCTCCCATCAATATCTTATCTAACTTATCTTCTAATCTTTTCATGGCATCCATAATATCGTGCATATCATCTTTTACATCGTCTTTACGTGCATATTCTTCACGTGTTTTATTGAGGAGTATCTGCAAACGTTTGACCTCTTGGAACATTTTGTTGAACGCCCACCCTGCAGGTACAACGACCATTGTCAATATTATATTCCAAAATAACATTGCATCTATCTCCATTATACTAAGATTCCTGTGGGAAGTCAAACATTGGTGGATTGTCACCTGTTGGATTACCATCACTATCAACAGGTGCGTCAAACAGTGCCATAAACTGTGTTAAGTTGGAACAGTTGTTGATACTTGTTTCAATAGAAGTACACTTAGTTCTTACACTATCTCTGTAAGTTTGGGTTGCATCAGGTATAGCAGTTCCTTTTTCTGCTTTACGTGTAACCATCCAATCTGTTTTAGATAACAAATCATTAGCAGTTCTTTTAGTTTGTGTTATCCAAATAGATTTTAAACCAAGTGTTACGACTTGTTGATTTGTTCTAGGGTCAATAATTGCATTTCCATCAGAATCAACCTCGTTTATATCTGTAAGACTACGTTCAATCAAAGTGCCATCTGTCTGTCTACCCCAATAGAATCTATTATCAAAAGGTGCTTCAGATGCAGGTGGTTCTTCCCATGTTAACCCATTATTTGTTTTTTCAGAGCTTGACCATCTCATCCAAACAGAAGGATGTTTTACACCACTGTCTGAAACCCATGCTTTTCCTACTTTTATTGTTCTTCCGTTATGCTTCCACGGCATAGTCTATCTCCCTATCTTGCATTACTAAATTTAAATGGCTGTTCTGCAAAAGCCATATAAACGTATGTAGATCCACTTCCATTAACAGCAGAATGACTTGCTTTATGTTTGAATCCATTACTTAAAAAATCTTTATCAACCCCATTATCACTTTCAGCACTAGTTAAATTTGCAAATAAATCTTCATCTATGACATTAAAAGGTGACCTTTTGTTATCGTGGATTACCCAAGAACCAGTACTATTTATTTGTTTTATCATAACCCAAGCAGGTCTAAATCCAGTATAGACAAATGTGCCATCTGTTGAGCCATTGCCAGTATATTTGCCAAACTTAGAGTAGCCTTCAATTTCAGCAAAACAATAGGCTACATATTTTTTAGTATTTTGGTTTACTCTTCCGTTAGTAGCATCAACTGTTCTAATTGTAAAAGTTGTATCTTGTACTGATTTAAACTGGTCAGAATAGTAATTTTCTGCAGCATTTGAATTTAAGAAAAGCAAATCTGTTGTGTAAGTTGCATCAGCACTTAAATTTTTGTGCCAAACAATCCAATCTGATGAACTTGTTGAATCTCTAGATTTGAGAATAACCCAAGCAGGAGCAACACCTAAACCATGACCTATAGTTACATCACTGTTATTAGTTCCGTTACCAGTATATAAAACAATACTGAAACCTGCTGTTGTACTTGCTTGTACTGTTGATGTTATTGAACCATCTGAATTACTGCTAGTTGTTCCACCATTAGCTTTCCAATTCCATGCTACATAAGTTTGACTACTTTGATTAGTTACACCACTATTTGTTGTTTGAAATCCATCTGACAATACAGAATTTATAACACCAGTGCTTTCAGCATTAGTTGCTTGTGGTACTAAAAATTTGTCATAACCTCTGTTACTATCTTGAACTACATGACCAGATGTTGAGCTTCTTTCTTTTATCCAAGTCCAATCTGGTTGAAAACCAACTCCAGTAACATCTTGCGTAGAGTTTCCATCTCCACTATAAAGAAGTGTATTAAAATAGTCATCTGCTTGTGTAGTGCTGTCAGGACCTATTGTAACGTCAGGTAGGTTAGCTGAACATAATGCTAAAAAACCAGTAGGAGGTGCATAATAAAAATTGCCATTACCATTTGCATCTGCGTTGTCTTGTGCAGTTTCTGTTCCTGCAAATGTTCCATCTTGTCCAAAATTTATCACACCATTATTTCTATCCGACCTTACAATTATAACAAAATCAGTAGCTCCAAAATCTAAACTTGATGCTGATGGATTACTTCCTCCACTTGGGTCTCCCCCTGTAGTGTTATAATTAACATAATAAGTATTATTATGACCATAATATATTTTTCCGTTATCAGCATCTATAGCCATTTGTAGAAAATCACCTGCCGATTTTCCTGAAGTATATCCTGAATAAGTACCATTAACATATGTAAAAAAACCATTATTAATCTCAAAACCATAATAACCTGTTACTGTATAGCCATTTGAAACACCACTTTGTTGTATTCCAAAGTGAAGTTGTGCAGTATTACTTGTGTTAGACCCAATTCTAAATTCAACATACCATTTTCCTGATGAAGGTATTACGAATGTTGATTGACTACCACCCCAAGAACTTGCACTAGTATATTTTAAATTACCCTCAGTTATAGAGCCGTTATTTACTGGTGTTAAAGCATTAAATGTAGCAAAATTATTCTCAGGACTATCTGATGTAAAATCAGTTGATGCAATGTTTGTTGTTTTTGTTAAATGATTTCCAGAACCTGAAGCATCTGCTATTGAATTGTTAGGTTGGTCTGTGCTTGAACCATATGGGTCTGTCCTTGAAGAACCAGATGTGTTTAAATCAGAAGCATTATAATCTAATCTAAATCCACCAGTGCCATAATAAGTATTGCCATCTTCGTAAAATTCTATTTCGCTTACATGGATGGACTCACTTGTATTAGGAGTTATGGTAACCCAATGATAGCTATAGGCTGTATCTGTTGTAAAATCACTAATAGTTTCTTCAGATGTAATAGTGGTATCTGCAAAATATTTTATTGAACCTCTTTCACCATTTGTACTTATAAGATTGTCATTTACAGATGAAGAAGTAAATAAAAGTGTTCCATCTGTAGAGTTTGAAGGGTTTGAGTTACTTCCATATAGTTTAACTGTAAATGTACTTGCACCACTTCCAACAAATCCATATTGAGTTGGAGAATACAGAATAAATCCTGTTACTGTTTTTGAGCTTCCCCAATTTTTACCTATATAACCTGTAGCTTGACTGCCACTTGCAGCAGCATTTGAATAAGATTCAAATCTATTTGTGTCAAAAGCACCTGCTAATCCACTTTGACCAGTTAAATCCCCAATAGCAGTACCAGTGTTTTGTGCTATTAAAGATGGTTTAGTTTCATAATTTTTAGGAATCCAAACTCCATTTTTAAATTCACCAAAAGCTGTTGGGTCTAAAGCTAATCCATTTACATAGGTTGTGTAAGCATGATGACCTCCAATCCAACTATCAGCACCTGTGCCTGCAGGAGGATAATAGTTAGCTAAAAAATTGTGTTGGTGATTACCACCAAACCCTAATTCTTGACGAACACCACTTCTTGTACCACTACCCATAGATGTTAATTCAACACCATTAAGATATGCTCTTTGTCTATTATTTTGTGTGCCATTTGAGGTATCCCAAGTCCACATCATGTTATACCAATTTGTTTCATCTCGCAAAAAAGCAGAAGTATAAAAATAATTTACACCATATCCACCAAAAGCCATGTTTGCAGTGCTTGAGTGATGTAGAAAACTAAAATTAGCTTCGTTTTGAACACCATAAGGTTGAAATATATATCTAGCTAAAGATGTATTAGTTAAATCTTCGCCTTTTACCCAGTAATTAAAAGTTCCAGACATTCTATCACCTGCACTTGGAGTATAATAAAAATAACTTGTATCTCCTCGTGTGGTTCTTAATGATTGTGTGGCAACACCATTATAAAAACCTGTGCTTTCGTCGCCTATACTTGATGCAGGTAATAAACTCATCTTATGTTAAAGCTCCTGTTGCACCTACTAATATTGTATCATTACCACTTGATGCAGAACAATAGTAACTAAGCATATATGTTCCTGCTGAAGATATTGCTGTTAAGATATCTGCATTTATAGCAACACTAGCATGGGCAGATACTGTATGACCCCCAGTGTTAACTAACATGATTGTTCCAGATTGTCCTTCTGCAGGGTTAGATAAAGTTAAAGTAAAGTTACCTGATGGAGTACACTTAAAGAAGTTACTTACACTTAAATCAAAGTTTCCATCATTGTCTGTTGTTTGTGTTCCTGTTGCTCTACCTGATACAGATGCGTCATCACCGATTGATACATCACCTGTAACAGTTACACTGTCAACATACGCATCTTTAAATCTAGCACTGTTTGTACCTAAGTCAACATCACTATCTGTCTCAGGTCCAAATACTCCGTCAGATACAAATACTTGCTCTGCGTTTGCAGCGTAGAAGTGTATCTCATCTGCAGTTTCAAAGTCTATCTTAGTTTGGTCATCTTCACCAATCTTTATGTCAGTAGCAAGAAGAGATGTAATAGTTGTTTGTGCTGCATCTATTACAACGTCTATGGTATTATCAGAGTCTTGATAAGTAACAGTAACACCTGTCTCTGTATTACTAGAGAACATAGCACCTGTAGTATCAGAGATAAACTCATCTAATGCTGTTCCATTTACAGTTATAGCGTCTGCTTCTAATGTTCCATCAATATCAGCGTCACCACTTACATCTAAAGAACCTGCGTCTAACTCACCTGTCAATGTAATGTTTCTAAAAGATGCTACGTCTTTGTTTGCATCTGCTGTAACTACTTTACTTGCAACGACTGTACCTACAGATGCACCTGTGTCACTGTAATTAAGTTCTGCTGTTGTAGCAGTCACGCCATCAAGTATGTTCAACTCTGCAGCAGTAGAGGTTACCCCATCTAGGATATTCAACTCTGCAGTGGTAGATGTTACTCCGTCAAGAATATTTAACTCTGCAGCAGTAGATGTAATTGCTGTTCCGTTTATAGCAAGTTTGTCTGTAACAACATTGAATGTACCATTGTCTTCAACTCTTGCTACTTCAGTGCCATCTCTCTGTTGAAAAATTATATCTTTACCATCTGCAATAGGTTTAAGTATTGCATCGTTTGATGAATCTTGAACTCTAAAAAACTCTGTGCCACCTCTTTCAAATCTAATTTGACCATCATTAGAATCAATATTTAAAACTCCACCTGCATCTAATGTCATAGTTCCACTGTCAGATATAGTGCTACCATTAATAGTAATGTCATCTACTGTTAATGATGTTAGTGTTCCTAATGATGTAATGTTTGTTTGTGCAGCAGTTTGAAGCGTACCTGCTAATTGTGTTGCAGTTAATCTACCTGTGCTTGGATTGTAAGTTAAGTTACCATCCATCTCTAATCCAACGTTACCTGTGCTAGAAGTTGCACCTTCTACAAAGGTAATTAAATTATCTTCGTCTGTACTTTCGTTATCTGTAACTAATACGTGAGCAGCGTTAGTAGCGTCTGTAACAGTAACACCTGCTATAACAGTGTTTAATGCAGTGCCACCTACTGTGATTGCATCTGCTTCAAGTGTACCATCTATGTCTGCATTACCACTAATGTCTAAGGTAGCCGCATCAAGCTCACCTGTAATGGTAAAGTTTCTTATTCCTGTGTAATCTTTATTAGAATCAAGTATGACTGCTTTAGAAGCTATAGCAGTACCGACAGCAGTTGAACCTAAGTCTAGTGCATTTATCTCTCCTACTACTACTGTAGCACCATCAAGAATATTTAGTTCTGCTGTTGTAGCAGTTACTCCATCCATAATATTGAGTTCTGCAGTTGTAGCAGTGACCCCATCCATGATGTTTAACTCTGCAGCAGTAGCAGTGACTGTAGTGCTTGCTATTGATAAAGCGTCTGTTTCTAAAGTACCATCTACATCTACGTTGCCTGATATATCTAAAGATGCTGCAATAAGTTGGTCTACTTGTAAATCTTCGTGGCTAGAGCCTAACTTTAACTCAAACTTAGGACCTGTTGTGTTGTATGTAAATGTAGCATCATCACCACTACCACCTTCTAGAGTTATTCCTGCACCGTTAACTACTGCACTTCCACTATTGTTACTATCTAGTACAATGTTGTGATCATCTAAAGTAACAGTAGTTGAGTTTACTGTAGTTGTTGTTCCTGATACAGTTAAGTTTCCTGCTAAAGTTACGTTAGCACCACTAAAGGTCATGGCAGTTGTAGGTGTAGAACCTGATTGAATTACTAACTCACCACTAGAGTTTTTAAAGTTACCAAAAGTTGTCCCACCGTCTTTTAAAGTTATGTCTGTGCCATCTGCGTCAAGTACAATATCCCCTGAAGAATCTAATGTTATTGTAGAGCCTGTAATGTCATTACCATTTACATCTAAGTCGCCACCTAACTGAGGTGTAGTATCTTCAACTATATTATCTATACCTGTGCCTGATACAGCTAGTCCTGAAACAATTGTGCTTCGTGTAATTTTCTTTAAACCACCACCTGATGTGTCTACGGCTAAAAACACATCGTCATTGGCAACTGTAGATATTTCTGATAAGTCACCGACTGCTTTTGGATTAAAATCCGTGCCATCTGCTATTAGTAAATGACCTGCAGTGTTTGTATTCATAACTATAGCATCACCTGAAACAGTTAAGTTACCTGTCATACCCACGTTTCTAAAACCACTTACGTCTTTGTTTGAATCTGCTATAACTGCTTTTGATGCAGATACTGTGCCTGCTGTTATGCCATCTACTAAATTCAACTCGGCTGCTGTGGATGTAACACCATCAAGTATATTTAATTCTGCAGTTGTCGCTGTAACACCATCAAGTATGTTCAACTCTGCAGCAGTTGATGTTACGCCATCTAGTATGTTTAATTCTGCAGTGGTAGATGTTACACCATCTAAAAGATTTATCTCTGTTGCAGTTGCAGTAACTGCCACGTTTTCATTTATCTTCGGACTTGTTAAAGTTTTGTTTGTTAAAGTTTGAGTTGCTGCAAGTCCTACAAGTGTGTCTGTAACAGCAGGTAAAGTTAATGCAGTGTTACCAGAAAAATCGCTATGAGCAGGAGCTTTAAGTGCAGCGTAGTGTGCGTTGCTAGACTCACAATATAATCTAAGTTCTGATTGTGACCCAGTGTTTTTAAGATCAATAACTCCACCCTCAACTGTAAGATCATCACCCACAGAAATATCACCTGTAACAGTTAGAGAATCTACAAAGGCATCTTTAAATCTAACGCCAGTTGTACCTAAATCTACGTCACTATCTGTTTGCGGCCCAAAGACTCCATCTGCAACAAAGACTTGTTCTGCGTTGGCTGCATAAAAATGTATCTCGTCAGCAGTCTCAAAATCTATTTTTGTTTGATCGTCTTCACCTATCTTGATGTCTGTTGCAAGTAAACTGGTTATACCTGTTTGGGCTGCATCAATACTAATTACAGAACTAGATGCAGATAAACCTGTGCCTGCAAACAACGTAGCAAGAGACGCTACGGTTGTTAATTGTTCTGTAGATCCATCAGAATCTAGTGTAGCAAGTTTATCACCATTTGCAGGAGTAACATCACTTAACTCAGAAAAATCAAGAGTAAGAGTTACGTCACCTGATGTACCACCTCCACTAAGACCTACGCCTGCAGCCACTCCAGTGATATCAGCCGCTGCAATATATGTGGTTATATCAGAAGCAGGTATTTGTTTGGTTGTATTGCCATCTATTATAATAAAGGCATCACTGTCGGCAATGGTAATAGATGAAGTTGATTTGTTTGATCCATCGAGTAAATTAATTTCACTCGCAGTAGACGTTACTCCGTCTAATATATTAAGCTCTGCAGTAGTAGATGTCACGCCATCTAAAATATTTAACTCGGCTGCAGTAGATGTCACCCCATCTAATATATTAAGTTCTGCTGCAGTAGATGTAATTGATGTGCCTGCTATTTGTAACGTTGTAGCGTTTACTTCTCCACTAGATCCATACACAACTGCTTTGCTGTTTACGATTGTACCTGCACTTGACCCATCAACCAGATTTAATTCTGCAGTAGTAGATGTTACCCCATCTAAGATATTGAGTTCGGCTGCAGTAGACGTTACACCATCTAATATATTTAGTTCTGCAGTGGTTGCAGTTACACCGTCAAGTATGTTAAGTTCTGCAGTTGTTACTGTAGCACCATCTAGTATCTCAAGTTCTGCTTCAGATATGCCTGCACTGCCTATCGTTAATGTTCCTGATATATCTACGTTACCATTTATGTCTATGGTTGTTGCAGCAATTTGTATTTCTGTGTCTGCTACTAAGTCTAATTGTCCATCGGTAGATGAATTGATGTATATTGCTGTGTCTCTAAATTGTAGCTTCTCTGTAGAAGCAATAAGTATGTCGTCACTAAACTCAAAGTAGTCCTCATCTTCCATCCATTTTAGTACACCATCTGATGTTTCACCATCAAAGGTTATTGTTATATCTGTTCCTGCTGTCCCTGCACCAAACGTAAGAGTGTTGCCTAACAGTTTTGTTATAGGGCCACCTTCGTTGGCTGTGCCATCGTGGGTGTGTCCTGTGCTTGCTTGAAAGGCTGCTAGTAACTGATTGAACTCATCATTGGTATGAGCTGCAGTTATTACGTCTCCGTCAGTGTATGAAGACTGTCTAGTGTATGTATCTCCCATTTATCTTCTTGCTCCTAATTGATATTCTAACTGAAATCCTTTTAGTGAATAAGGTGCAGTTACTCCCCCATCGTTTACCCTTAGTGCTACTGCGAAACCAGATCCTTCTACAGGTTGTCTAAATAAAGGTTGTGATGAACCACCATAAGTTCCTTTTGGTGTTGATGTTAAACCATATTTTGTTGTTCCATATATTGCAGCTACATCTGCTGAGTCTAAAGGATACGCTGCAGGTCTTGCAGATTCTTTAGATTCGTAGTCATATCGAAGAAATAAATCTGCATCTATAGATGATTCAGGTGAAAAGTTTACAATCACCCTTTGCATATTTTTTCTTATACCCGGATCATTTAAAGTAAGATCAGGACTTCTGTATCTAGCGTTTATAGCTGTGCCATCAAAATCATTACCCTGCTCTTGTCTGTACACAAAACCGTCACCTGATCCGTGTATAGCAATTACATTTCCTTGATCTACAAACGTATCAGTTGCTGTCGGTCTTACACCTCTAATCTCTGAAAATTCAAACTGTTGTCCTTTTAAAACACATATAACACCTTCTGTTAAATTTTCACCTACACTTGCTTTTGTAAAAAATATTCTATATTGTGTTTTATCAGGTATAACAATCGATGTAAATTTTCCTGAATTAGCTAAATTTAAATCAAACAAAGACTGTACATTAGAACTTATAGTACCCAATTCAACGTCACCAATTCTTGCAGTACCTGCAACAGTACGTAACCCATCAGGACCTAAGAATATAAGGTCACCTGCAAATTCCTGTATTGTTTGTCCGTTCACACATCCTATACTTCTTGTCACAGGTTTTACTGCAAAGTCACTAGAACTTGATCCTGTCATTTGAAATATTCTGTTTTCACAAAATATAAATAAATTATCACGGAATACTTTAAGTCCTGTTATTGTGTCATCTACTTTTACACTGCCTGCAGGTAAACTTCCACCAGTGCTAAAATTATCTTCATCAAAACCCACACTAAAAACTACTTCTTGTGGTGTGCTAGACATACCTGCGTAAAACATGTGATCTTTAAATACAGCTACAAATTTAGCACCTTCAACAGTGCTTTGAGTCACATCTGTTGCGTTGAATGATGTATCAAATACTGTTGGGTCGTTATTACCATCTGCAACAATTAATTTGTCATTACCATCAAAATTAAATCTTTCAAATGTATATGTTCCTGCACTTGTTCTACCAGTGTCTTTTTCTGTCCAACTTGATCCACCTGCATCTGCAATAAATATTTTTTCTCCTCGTGCCGCAACAACCTTTGAAGCAAAAGTTGTAACCATCAAAACCTCTTCACTAGATGAACTTGTTTGTGGCACAACAGCACTTACATATTTATTGAAACCGTTTATTCTTCTGTAGCCGCCCTCTATATCAGGTTCAAAGTTAAGTAACTCGATGGCTTCCCCCGGTTTCATTATGAAAGTAGATTTGTTTTTAACTAACCCACCTTCACATATAAAAGGAAAAGCACCTGTTTGACTTAACTCTGGCATTAAACGGCTCTCATGTAAATTTGTTTATTAATTAACTCAACACGCATACGTTTAATTGATTTATCAAATTGTGCTTGTGATAATTGTGCATTTTGTACTTCACCACGTAAAGTAAATGCGTAATACTTTGCTCGTTCTGCTATAACTGTTTCAAATCTTGTTGGGATAAGAGAAGTATCAGTAGACGCACTTAATGCAGTATGAGTTGCATAATAAAAATATTTTACAGTGTATGTTGATTTATCTGGCACAGGTGATAAACCTATGCTTTGATCTGGATTTTCATACACGAACTCAGGTATGGCTCTTGAATTACCTGTTGGATCTGTATCTCTTTCGTGATAATTATCAAGATACTCACTAAAAGTTAAATAATCTAATCTCTCTTCTGTTTTATCCGCTGCTTCGAGAAATGTAAAACTATCATAATCAATAGTTTTAGTATCTGTTGTGCTTAAATCTGATCTAGAATACAATCTTTTTCCTGCAGTGGTGGTAAAACTTTTTGCTGTTACAGTAAAGGGCCACTCAGTATCTGCATTAATTATATCATCTATAGCACGATTAACATAATCTTTTACTGCAGTTTGTATTCCTCTTGATGAACTGAAAGTGCTACTTGTTAATTCTACTTCGTTTAAATCTCTCAGTACGTTGTTTATTAATGTTAGATAACTGCTCGCCATGTCTAATTTTCTCTTGTGTTTTTTTAGTTTCTAAGTAGTATCTTCTTTTTCTAGCTACTCTTGACGGACTATTTAATTTTTTATTAAGTTCAGCTATTTCTTCTGGGTGAGATAACTTGTAAGGTTTATTGTTTAGTGGTATTAATAAACGTAAATTTTTTTTTTAATTTTACTATCTTGTAATCAACCACTCTTACGTGCTTTCTTTAATTGTTCTTTAGCTCGTTTTGCTATAGCCACGACCTCTGTCTTACCCATCACTTTTGCTCTTTGCTCCATGACCGTAAGGATTTGTATTTTTCTTGCATACGGTTTTTTAATTTTTTTAACCTTTGCAACCGTTGCTCTAGCGTCTGCCGCTGTAGCAAATTTGATGCTAACCGTGTCCTTAGGGTTCTCATCCGTATATAAACGTCTATCAGAACCCTTCGGCTTTTTTCCAGTTCCAACTTTAGGATCTCTCTTCTTTTTCGCCACTATGACGCTTTTTTCTTTTCAGGTTCTTCAGCTAAAGAATCCACTGTTTCTTTTATTTCTTTAGTATTTTCTTTTACCATAGAGTTAAGAAGTTTTAATTTTTCTGTAGCTTTAAGAACTTCATTTAAAGATCTGTCAATAAGATCTAATCCTGCATTATTATTATTGATAACTGCTTGTGCAGTTTCTATTTGTAGCTTATACTGGTAAGCTAATGCCTGTGCTGCTAATGTTTTCATTGGGATGCTCCTTTGTCCAATTATACAGATAAACTACGATTATTGCAAGTTAAATCTTACCTGCCCACTTAGCTGCAAAGTACACTACAGCTACAAATCCTACAAATGCTAATGATACCCCTACTACCCACTGCACTACTGTCATTATCTCTTCTTTTCTTTTTTGAGCTAATCTCTCTTGTTCTCTTCTAGCTTTTCTTGCTTGTGCTTGAAATTTTTGCCAATCTGCCCATAATCCGGGTCTGCCTACATAAATCATTATTTGTTTAAGTTCTTCTTCTTTTTGCTTTAGTTCTTCTAAAGCCATGAACTCTTCTAAATCACCACCTGTAACACCTTTTGCTTTTTGTTTGTGTACTTCTTTTTCTATATTTTCTTTAGCAAAAACAAAATCGGAAATATGTTTGCCACAACTGGCAAGTTCTTTTCCGTTGGAAACAAAACTTTTTATGACTCCGAAAGCCGCATTGGCTGCGGCAAGCTCTGCTAACATGTATTCCCCTTACTTGTTTACTGGCTTGCAATATGCAATTATTCTTTTATCTCCTTCCTCAGAAGGTATCGTTGGTTGTCTTGTTAGACGTTCAGCAAAATACAGGCATCTGTCTATATTTCGAAACCTCTGTGTTTGGTTTATCACCTGAGTCTCTATCATTACTATCAGAAGAAACTCTATCATTGTGGTGGCAATCGCATGAACATTCTTCGCAGTCGCAGTCGTAACATTCGCAAGTTTGGCATCGTTTCTTAGTCAACCCAGTCTCCATCTTCCATAACTTTAGCTAATCTATCTGCTCTACCACCAACTTGATTTGCCCAACGTGAGTTAAGCATCTCGGATGCTGCCCATTCAAAATCTTCTCTTTCTATGGCTTCCCACATTCTTTTAAATTTCATAAGACGTGGTACACCAAGATTAAATCCCATATCTACAAGACACATTTGTCTTGCTTCGTTAAGA